AAAGCCTGAGTATAAATCCATGCTGGCTAACATTGCCGACAAAGCCCCTGCAATCGCGCAGGCGTCTAGCAACTTCTACAAGTCGCACTCTCAAATGATGAGCGTCACGCTTGACGTTACGGCAATCACGCCGATCCGCTCTGTGAAGCACAGCCTTGCTGAGATTGAGAAAACCAAATCCGCCTTGCAAGAGGGCTACTTTCGTATGAAAAAGGAAGAGGTCAAGCTCAAGAAGCTGGAGCGCAAGTTGGAAAATGAGGCTGACGATCTTGAGCGCGAGATGCTTGAGATTAAGATCAACGAGAAGCAAGCTAACGCTGCATCCTCACGGGGCTACGTCGAGGCTGCTGTTCGCAAGCTAAACTTCTTCACTAATCAGTACGACAACCTGATGAAGAAGATCGGCAAAGAAGAGTTGACCGAGGCTGATTACGAGCTTGAGGAAGTCAAATACCACATTATGACTTGCTTGAAGCAGGCGCTCAACTCTGCCCGTCCACGCAACGGTGTGATTGACGAAGGCAATATGATTTACCTGTTTGACCTTGGCATCAACGCAGCACAAGCACAGCTTGAAGTTATGTCGTATCTCAACTGGGAAAACGAGCTTATCAAAGAAGGCAAAGCGCCAGAGCATCACCACACGGTGCAATGGCTTACGGCTTGTGCAGATAAATGGGCGCACTGCCCTGCCGCCTTTGCAGAGAGCCGTGGATTTGATATACTCGACGAAACGTCTTTGACGAACACCACCCTGATAGAGGACAAAACTGATGGCTCATAAAGTAGTAAAGTATCGCCTTGACGCGGATGGGACTATCCCAACGTGGCTGACGTTTGGCGTTCCGCAATCAACTGGCGGCATGTACGCGGTCGCTGATCCAAACACTGCATCCCCGCAGGATTGGATGATGATCGGCATCTCCGCAGGCGGCGCTGACACATCTGATGCGATTACAGTATTTGCGTCTAAGGCAGACTTGCAGACGTATCTTGCCGCAGAGGCTACAGCAAATAGCTGGACTGACCCAGACCCTGATGATCCTGATGCAACGGTTGCGTTTGACGCGGCGGCTCACGCTCAACGTGTGTGGGATGATCTTGACGCTCTGAACGCATAGGAACCTTAATATGCCGTTAATCCCACTAAAAATTCCGGCGGGACAATATCGCAACGGCACTGATCTTATGTCTCAGGGCCGCTGGCGGGACATTAACCTTGTCCGCTGGCACGAGGATGCGCTGCGTCCTGTTGGTGGCTGGCGTCAACGTGCTTCCGTTGATTTAAACGGCGTCGTTCGATCCATGCTTGCGTGGGAGGAAAATGACGGCCTGCGCCAAACCGCTGCGGGGACGTACAATAACCTGTACGTCATTAACGCAAACGGCACGGCGACTGAAATTACGCCTACTGGGCTAACTGCTGGCCGAATTGACGCAAACATCAATACGTCCTACGGCGGCGGGTTTTACGGAAACGAAGAATACGGCTTGCCACGCGCTGACACTGAAACAATTTTGCCAGCTACAACGTGGAGCCTTGAAAACTGGGGCGAATATCTGCTGGCCATGTCTAGCGACGATGGTAAATTGTACGAGTGGCAAGGCAACACTGCCACCGACGCCGCTTTAATTGCAAACGCGCCTACAGGCTGTACTGGCATGATGGTGACTGAAGAGCGTTTCGTCGTGTGCTTTGGCGCTGGCGGCGACCCGCGTAAAGTGCAGTGGTCAGAACGCGAGGACAACACTGTCTGGTCTCCTTTGGCGACCAACGAAGCTGGTGACATAAACATCCAGACAAACGGAGTTATACTTACGGGCCTTCGCACACGCGGTCAGTCTTTAATCCTAACAAGCGAAGACGCCCACAGCATGACGTACCAAGGCCCGCCATTTGTCTACGGTGTGGAGCGTGTTGGAACCTCCTGTGGGCTTATAGCGGCCCGCGCGGCGGCGTCTGTTGACAACGGCGTAATCTGGATGGGCTTGCGTGGTTTCTTTAGCTACTCCGGCGGCAGGGTGCAGAGTATTCCGTGTGACGTGGCTGACTATGTATTCAGCGACATCAACAGCGACCAGCGGTCAAAGGTTTCTTGCGTAGTTAACAGCGCGTGGAATGAAATTTGGTGGTTTTACCCTAGCTCAGACAGCACTGAGTGTGACAGATATGTCGCATATGACTTTGTGGAAAACATTTGGATAACTGGTCAAATGGACCGGACTGCTGGCGTTGACCGCGGTGTGTTTAGATACCCGATGTTTATAGATAGCTCTGGTGAGCTTTACGAGCATGAAATCGGATACAGCTACGGATCCAGCACCCCGTATGCCGAAACCGGGCCTATTTCTATAGGCGCTGGCGACAACCTTATGAGTGTGGTTGAGCTAATCCCAGATGAGAAAACGCAGGGCGATGTATCTGCCACGTTTAAAACGCGCTTTTATCCCAATGGTGCTGAAAGCCAGTATGGGCCTTTCAGCATGAGCAATCCAACATCTGTGCGCTTCCAGGGGCGTCAGGTGCGGATGCGCGTTGAGGGCAGCGTTGCAACTGACTGGCGCGTTGGCATCATGCGGTTAGATGCGCGGCAGGGCGGGCGTCGATGAGAGTTGTCCCACCCATTACTCTTGACTTAGCGGCGTGGGCAGAAAACTTGCGGCGTTACTTAGGCAAGGCTCTTAATCAGCTTGACGCCAAGGAGCAATATTCGTCGGCGGCAGAGAATGGCGTATTGCTGTGGGATCGGATTAACGAATACCCAGTGGTTTCCAAGGATGGCGTCTGGCGTCAGATTGTACTGGCCAACGGCGTGGCTCACCTTGAGATTACGTCGGATGTAACCGCAGCGTCGGCCAATACCGCCTACCCGCTGACGTTTTCAATCATGGCTGGCAGCGTGGGCGTGACGCTTGGCACTCCAGCGTCCCGCATTGTTTTTACTGAGGGTGGCGCGTACACATTGAGCTTTACGGCTCAAACGCATTCGTCGTCTGGCTCCACGGTCAATTTCTGGTTCTGGCCAAAATTGAACGGAGTGGATATTGTTGATAGTGCAATGCAAAACACCCTGCACCAGAACAACGCGACGATGATTATATCTCGCACTCAAATCTTTAATGTGAATGCTGGCGATTACCTTGAGGCGTATTGGGCAACGGATCAGACGCAGGGCAGCTTGCAGCACCACGCGGCTAACGCATTTGCGCCAGCTACACCTGCGGCTACGCTTGCTATATCTAGGGTGAACGCGTGAACGACGAGCTAGAAAGATGCAAGCCCTGGATTAATGCAGCTTTAAGATACAGCGGCGGCACCCACGACTTTGAGGATATAGTATCTGGCCTGAAAAAAGGCACGTTGCAATTGTGGCCTACGCCAAGGGGGTGCATAGTCACTGAAATAGTGGTATATCCGAAGAAACGCGTGTTAAACGTATTTCTAGGTGGCGGTGAATTGGACCAGATTTTAGATATGCACGATGATGTGATAGAATGGAGCAAGGCACAAGGTTGCAGCGCTCTAACAATGTCCGGCAGGTTTGGCTGGAAAAAACCATTGAAGGCGCACGGCTGGGAAGCCCAGCACGCTTCATATGTTAAGGAGTTTGATTAATGTCAGGCGGAAAAGGTGGATCAACATCCTCAACGATAACAGTACCTCAATATATTGAGGATGCGGCAAAGGCTAATTTAGCTAAAGCTGATAGAATTGCGCAGATTGGTCCGGTTCGGTATTACGGTCCAGACGTTGCCGCATTTAACCGGACGCAGCAGGCAGGCTTTCAAAACATAGCCGACACAGCAAGTGCGTTTGGGTTGGCTGGCGGCGGAACCGGCATGGAGGGTATGCCTACTCCAACAACATACGCTGGCGGCGTGCAGGGTTATTCTTCTGCGCCAATGTTTGAGCAATCTATGGCGGAACTTGAGGCTCGCCGCCCTGGGCAATACGCGGCAATCAACGCACCGTTCATTGACCCTGTAACTGGCGCAGCGCCAGATTATCCATACACAGGATCAACGGGCGGGATGCTAGGAGCGGACGCTGGTGGGGTTGCTCCCGGTGGGGTTGCCCCCGGTGAGATTGCTCCTAGCTCTGGCTCTAATAACGATGGTGATTTTCTCAAAGGAATGATGGCAAACGCATCTAATCAAAGTGCAGGCGGCAGTGGTGGGTCGTCGCCCAGCTTGGGCAGTGGGGTTTTCCTTGGCGGCGGCGCAGATAACCGAGGCAATTTCGGCACTTTTGGTGATTATGCCGGAGGGATTACTGATGCTGCGGGTATTACAAATTACAGCGGAAAACAGCCAGACCTTCCGGGAAATGTAGTCAGCCGCGCTTTAAACATTGGTGCTGGCGCTAAAAACGATGATGGCGGATATTCTGGCAGCTCTAATGATGGTTGCGTAGTAGCAACCCACGCAGTTAACTCAGGTGCATTTACTCCAGCAACTAAACGTGAAGCTGTTGTGTGGTGTATGAAGGCCCTGCACGGAAAATGGTGGGGCGAGGCTGTACGGCGTGGCTATCGCTACTGTGGCAACAAGAAGATCGAGCAAGGCAAAGCGCGTG